TGCGGAAGCGTTGTTAGAAAAACTCGATCCCGAAGGTATGTTTGGACGCAACTCTCCTTTCTCGATGTCTCTCGCTGATCAATTGAAAATTGATCGTGATGCAGTCGGTCAGAAGATGAAAGATTTAATAGGAGATCCTTTGGCACAAGGTATGCGATTAACAAACGACGGGCTTACAAGAATTGCGATAGCGTTGGAGAGCGGCTCAGGATTGTATACGGGCGTTATGGGCATATTGGAGTGGCTACGTGGTGGTGTCATCGGAAATGTGTTTCATAAAATGTTCCAAGGTATGAAATCGGACGCAGAAAAGCAAGTCGATAGAATGTTAACAACACCTGTAATGGTAGCTCCCGCGACCACTCGAACACCAGGAGACATACTGGCAGCACAAGCACAAAAGAGAGCGGACATAGAAACTGATAGAGAAAAAAGAAGGGAAGCACGCGAGAACGAATCCTTGGAGATAAACCGACGTAACCTGCGCATCGCTGAACAGATTGCAGACAACACAAAGGAACTCACCGAAGAAGAGAGAGTAGCCGTGGAGCAAACTGGTGCAACAACTGGACGAGCAACATACCCTGGAAACACACGAACCACTTCGTCCTACGGGTTCATGGGTAGAACACCGTAAAATGGTTACACCCCGTAAGTTGATTTCATAAATAGCCGCTGCTGCTAAAACTCAGACTAGGACATATCTAAATGGCTAAATTCACAGATTATTTCAAAGTAGTGACGCCGAAGCCGGGTGTTACCACAATGACCGACAACCAAAACATCGGTGATCAGGGTACGTATGCTAACTACACTTGGTATCAACGTCTAATTCAAGGTTCCGCTTCTCGCATTACCCGTTATCGTGAATATGATTTGATGGACAACGACGTTGAAGTTGCTCGTGCTCTTGACACTATCGCCGAAGAAATGATTGGTGCTGACCCCAACGACGACATGCCGATTGAACTTGTCATCGAGGGTGAGAAGGAAGATAAGATTCCTAACTCTATTATGGCAACCCTTCGTGCATCGCTTCGTTACTGGAACACATTGCACTCGTGGGAAACACGGTTGTACAAAATCGCAAGAGTGACTGTTAAGTATGGTGACTGTTTCTTCCATCGCAAGTCAGACACAACAAAGTGGGAGTATGTTCATCCAAAGAACGTTGTTGCTGCAATTGTTGACGAACGCGACATGACAAAAGTTCTCGGATGGCAGATCCGTAAAGAAACAAAAACACCAAACTCTCCATACAATGCACCAGTAGGACACTATGGAACATACTCACAAGAATTAGTTGATACAATTCCTGCTGACCAAGTTGTTTGGTTCTCCTTGAACGACGACATTGCTGAGTCGGCTCCGTTCGGTGAATCGGTTCTACGAGCTGTTTACCGAGCACAAAAGCAAAAAGAACTTCTTGAAGATGCTATCATCATCTATCGTATCCAACGTGCTCCAGAACGTCGTGTGTTCTATATTGACGTTGGTAAAATGCCTCCTCAACGTGTGAAACATTACCTCGAACAGATCAAGAATGAAATTCGTCAAAAGAAGATCCCAACGTTCGGTGGTGGTGTTGACCAGGTTGATAGCGTATACAACCCACAACAGATGAGTGAAGACTTCTTCTTTGCTCAACGTCCAGAAGGTCGTGGATCAAAAGTTGAAACGCTTCCTGGTGGTCAGGGACTTGGCGAAATGGCTGACCTGGAATACTTCCAGTGGAAAGTGTTTCGTGGTCTTCGTATCCCTCTATCATATATGAAGGAAGGTCAAGACGGTTCACTGATTAATGACGGAAAGACGGCAACAGCGTACATTATGGAACTTCGTTTTGCAAACTACATTAAGCGCCTTCAAGGCTATATCGCAAAGGTTCTCGACAAGGAATTTAAGCGTTATCTACGATCAGCAGGAGTCAACGTTGATCCAACTATTTTCAGATTGAAGTTACAGGAGCCAGAAAACTTTGGCATCTGGCGTCAACAGCAACTTGACACAGAACTGCTTAATACATTAACCTCAGCTGTTGGTATTCAAAGCATGTCGCCACGATTTGCATTCAAGCGCTATGGTCAACTCACAGAGAAGGAAATTCTCGAGAACGAACGTATGCGTGCTGAAGAACTTGGTATGGATCCTGACAACCTCACTCCTGAAGACATGCGTCAACTCTATGGGCCTCCTCAGGAAGGTGGTGAACTAGGTGGACCGGGTGGTGGCATGATTGCTGGTTCACTAGGTCCAGGTTTAGGAATGGGCGCCGGTGAAATGGGTGGACTGGGTGGTGAGCTTGGAGCACCAGGTGCAACACCAGGAGCACCTGGAGAAATTGGAACTCCAGCGGGTCCCGAAACCGCTGGTTTACCAGGACAAATTCCTCCAGTCTAAACGGTTCTAAGACTAAATACACACGAATCAATAAATAAATCAGGGGTTTCTACAACAACCTCTTACTGATTTCTGAAAAAAGGAGTAAACACGATGACACCAGAAATGAAGAAACATCTCGAAGCAGTTGTTGTTGCAATTGCTAATGAACAAACACCTGAAGCTAAGGCTGAGTTCAGCAAGTATCTTCGCCTGAAGACTCAGTCAATTCTACTCGGTGAAAAAGACGAGGACGAAAAGGATGAGGACAAGGAAGACAAGAAGGAAGATAAGAAGGACGACAACGGCGAAAAGAAAGAAGACAAGAAGGACGATGACAAAGACGATAAGAAAGCTCCTCCATTTGTCAAGAAAGACAAAAAAGACGAAGACGAAGAGAAGTGCTAATCATTAGCAATTCTTGAGGAGAATCGTTATGTCTAACAAAAGTCCAATTCTTCTAATCGAAGAACTGAAGCCGTCAGAATGCCATCTAATGGAAGAAATTTCACCAGATGGTAAGTCTTTGTGGTTGTCCGGCATCTTTATGCAGGCTGGAATCAAGAACAGGAACGGTCGTGTGTATCCTGTCACTGAACTTTCAACTGCCGTAGAGGGCGCCTTCCAACGCATCAGAGAACAAAATGGCATCATGGGTGAACTCGATCACCCACCATCTTTGCAAATCAACCTCGATCGTGTTTCACACGTTATTACTGAAATGCGCATGCAAGGTAATGACGCATATGGAAAAGCAAAGCTGTTGAACACACCAATGGGTAACATTGCTCGTGAGTTGATCAAGAGTGGTGTTAAGGTTGGTGTATCAAGCCGCGGCGCTGGTAATGTTAACGAAGGTGGTGACGTAAGCGGATTCCAATTCGTTACTGTCGACATCGTTGCACAGCCATCCGCTCCAAGCGCATACCCAAGCTCGGTTTACGAATCACTACAGCAAGCAAAAAATGGTCACAATATCATTTCACTTGCTGAAGAAATTCGTAATGATCCAGCCGCTCAGAAGTACTTGAAGAAAGAAATTCTCAAGTGGCTTAACCAGGGAATGTTTGCGAAGAAGTAAGTGAATTTCCGAATTTATTCGGACAACGTAAGTGCTTGTAATAACGGGGGAAACGATCTACAAGAGACCGTGCGTCCCCGTAAAACTAAACGTGCGTGATAAATAATTACGCAATAAACCAACTTGTTAGGGAGAACTAACAATGGAAGAACTGCTAAAGAAACTGCTTGCTGCAGAAGTACTGACAGAGGAAACTAAGCAAGAGCTCGAGGCAGCATTTAAGAAACATCTTGAAGATGCTGAAAAGAAAGCTCGCGAAGACGCTACTGCTGGTGTAACTGCTGCTCTAAATGAACAATGGATTGCAGAACGCGAGACCCTGATTGAAGCCATCGACGAGAAAGTTTCAGAAGTTCTCACAGATGAACTAAAGGAGCTCAAGGAAGACATCGAACGTTTCCGTGATCTCGAAGCTGAATACGCTGAAAAGCTCGTCGAATCGAAAGGTGAGATGGCAGACCAGCTGAAGAAGGACATGGAAGTGTTGATCGAAAAGCTCGACAAGTTCCTTGAAATTCGCTTGACAGCCGAAGTTGACGAACTACGCGACGACGTCGAAGAAGTCAAGAAGAACGAATTTGGTAAGAAAGTGTTTGAAGGATTTGTTGCAGAGTTTAAGAAGCACTACTCAGGAGACAATTCTGTAGAAGGTAAGCTGACTGAAACTGAACAACGCCTCGAAGACGCTCTTACAGCCCTTGAAGACGCTGAAAAGAAGGTTGCTAAGATTGAACGTGCTAACAAGATGCGCGACATTCTACAGCCTGTCACAGGTCGTACAAGGGAAGTAATGGAAGCAATTCTGAAGAATGTGGATACACCACTTCTTGAAGAAGCATACAAGACCTATATTGGTCGTGTTGTAAAGGAAGCAGCAGAAAAGAAGGAAGAAACAAACTCCTCTACCTCGGAGAAGGAAACAAAAGTACTGGCTGAAGGTGAGAAGACAGAAGTAAAGGCAGCAGCACCAGCTGGCAAACCAACGCTTACTGGTAAGGTTGTCTCAGGCGACGCTAAGGAAGTTCTTGAGGAAGGCAAAAAGCTGGACAAGGAACCCGAAGCGAAGTCAGCAATTTCTGATGAAGAAAAGGCAAGAATGCGCCGTTTGGCCGGTCTTGCATAAGCAGTAAAACTTTTAGCCACTTTAAGGAGAAATACAATGGAACTATTTGAAAACTGGTCCGAGGTGAAAGAAGCACTACTCGACGGTCTCTCAGGTCAAAAGAAAGAGATCGTAAGCAAGTGTCTCGAAAACCAAAAGGCTCACATCCTGGCAGAAACAGCAGCAGCTGGAGCTGTTCAGGCACACGACATCGCAGGTTTCCGCAAGATCCTGATTCCGATGATCCGTCGTATTATTCCAGGCACAATTGCAACTGAAATCGTTGGCGTTCAGCCAATGCAAGGTCCAGTTGGTCTGGTTTACACGATGCGTTACCGTTACGGCGAAAGCGTGACCGTTCCTGGTGCTGTTTCAGCATCAAACCCATGGTCACCAAACCCAGTCGGCAACTTCGGTAATATCACGGCTGGCGATGAATTGTTTGGTAACAACCCAGTCCTACGTCAGTTTTATTCTGGCGCAGCTGGTGCAGTGGTTGGTACACCTCTGGCACAACCAGCAGGTGCATCAGGCGTTACAAATGCAGCAGCAGACGAAGCAGATATCCAAGGCGCAGCATCACGTGGCGCATGGCCATCAAGCCTTCCAGCACACAACACCTCGTTGTTTGGTCCATACGGTCCAGATGCACTTGGTCAGTCATACGCTGGTCGTCTATACGGCGGTTCAGGTTCCTTCATTGAAGGTTCCGGCGGTCGTACGATGAAGCTTGAAGTCATCTCACAAGCTGTTGAAGCAGGAACACGTAAGTTGCAAGCAGGTTGGACAATCGAAGCTATGCAGGACCTCAAGGCACAGCATGGTCTCGACCTCGAAAGCGAACTGACACAAGTCGTGTCCGCAGAAATCGTTCAGGAAATCGACTCCGAAATTCTGACCGACCTGTTGGCATTGGCAGGTACAGTTGGTACATTCGACTACGCAACAATCGGCCTTGGCCCACAATACCAGCCAGCATATCTTGGCGACCGTTTCGCAAACCTCGGCATTATCATCAATGCAGTGGCTAACGAAATCGCACGTAAGACACGCCGTGGACCTGGTAACTTCATCGTTGTATCACCAATGATAGTATCGTTGCTCCAGAGCGCAGCTAAGTCGGTGTTCGCACCTGCTGTA